GAGCCTGCACCGACAAGCCTAGATGCGCCGCCAAGCAGTGTGGCACCAAGCCCAGAAAGGCTAAGCTTCATCTTCTCCGCCGTATCAGCAACCGCCGCAACGTTCTGGCTCGATGCGATAAGCCCGAGCCTTTCCATTGCTCTGGTGTATGCGTCTATGCCGTCCGCGCCTTCGCCGAGAATGTTGTTAATGTTCCTGCCGGCCTTGCCAAAGAATTCAATTGCTATCGCAGACCGTTGCGCCGCGTCTTCTGTGTTCCGATATTTGTCGGCAATAGATTTGAAGATGGCTTCCGTTCCAAGCGCGTTTCCGTTCGCGTCTTCAAGGGCTATGCCCATGTCTGAAAACTTTTTCTCAGCCGCTCCGCCCTCGATTCTGGCCTGTCCGATTGCTTCGGAAAGCCGCGTCATCGCATTCGCAGCGTCTTCGGACGTTCCGCCAAATTTGATTGCAAGCCTTTCTATACTTTGCGCGAACTCAACACTAACTCCCAAGTCCTCTGCCCGCCTTTTCAGCGCAAGCATTTCGTTGGCAAGAATCTTGACGCCAGCGGCAGCGGCAGCGAAGCCAAACATTGACTTGATGCTTGACTCAGTATCCGACGTGAACCGCTTCCAATCAGCTTTTGCGGAAGTCAGCCCTTTCTTAAAAGCCGTTCCGTCTAAACCCAGCCGCGCTTGAATCTGTTCTATCATGTTAGTTCTTGGCCGCTCTAGCCTTCAAAAAGTCAGCCTTCACCTTGTCCGTGAGGCGATTGAATTGCGGTCCGTCGTCACCGTTGCGAACGCGAATGATGCGAACATATTGGAAGACGCACGGCAAGGGCAGGTTCAAAATCTCATCCTGACGCCAGCCATATTCGCGGGCCAACAGGTCAACAATACTGGCCAGCCATGAGTTGTAACTCTCGCCCGGCTTGCCTTCGCTTGGCGGAGAGTCCAGAAACATATCATCCAGATACGCCTCAATTTCGCGGACGCATTTTGCAAATGGCAGGTTGGAGATGGCAATGCTCACGTCCGCCATTCTCTTGGCGTTGCCGCACTCAAACTTTGGCGATAGCACCCAAAGCAACTGCGGAATGTGTTCCGGCCTGATTTCTCCTGCGGTCACAAAGCCGTTGCCGCAATGCGTCAGGATTGCCAAATGCCGTGCGGTCATTAGTCGCACCGGCAAGCCGCACAAGGTCAGCGGCGCGTCTAAAAATGCGGCATCCCGGATTGCGTCCTGCTTTTGACAGGCTTCTACATATCCGGGAATGCCTATGTGACTCGGATTCATCGGCTAGGGTTAGCCGGTGTCCGGCCTTAATTGTATTTCTTTCGGAAGCTGATGTTGAACTTCGTGGCGTCGCCCTGCGTGCGAGGCTTGCTCACCTGCTCAACAATCATAGTCTCGGCACCTACGCCGCTGTCGTCGGTGTAGGAGAATGTCAGGCCGATAAGAGGGATGGCCGTGCTGGTGGAGGCGCATTGAAGCGTGGCGGTGCCCTTAACAAAGTCAGCCACGCCAACGCTGCCGCTTGGCTCATTGTCCGCGTTGCGCCGTTCAATAGCCTGCGTGGTGCGCTGGATTTCAACGCTTTCGGGAATATAGCCAACACTGTTAATCGTGATGACTGCTCCCGCTCCGTAGGGTATAGAACCGTCGTTCCAAGTGGCTGCCATAGTCTTTTAGAGTTGAATTGTTACGCTGACGGCATTCCGCGTCACAGCCTCAAGCTAGTCAAGACGGCCAAGCGTCATCACGTATCACAAAGATGATACGAAAGGAAAGCGTCGTTTGGTCGAATCGTTCATCCTCCACGTATTGGGGCGAGCTTCCCGACTCTTGAACCAGTGCGATTGAATGATACGGGAGCCGCTGCGTTGTCCAATTCGTCAGCGTGTAAAGATGCCGCCGCACTTTGCCAAGGTATGTGGCATGGCTGGCTGCGTTCTCTTGGCGGTTAGTTGTCACCGTCACGTTAAGCGTGGCGTTGAAATCAATTGGCCAGTTGAAAGCATTCGTGCCGGTCTTGTATTGCTTGCCGATGCCTTGCACGCCTGACAACTGGCAAAAGGCAAACGGCGTCGCAAGCGTTCCGCTGTCGCGTTGCTTGTGGCTGGTTATGCTCGCCGCGTTGTCCAATATGGATTCTGCCGCCGATTCAATGGCGGACTCGAATTGGTAAATGGTATCAATGTCAGGTGCGGCCATAACCGTAGTCTCCAGATTTTCCGGGCCCGTATTTTATCATGCGGCGAAGGTTGCGGTCCATGCTTGCCGCACGCGAGAGCAATGCGCCCCTAAAGACGTGGCCCATTTCGGTAGCAACGCCCGGCGTTGTGTTTGATATTTCAACGAATGAATTCGGGCCGGATAGCTGCGCCGTGACGCTTCCGTTGCGGGGCTTTTGCGCCCGCTTCACCCAGTTCGGCTGCCGCACTCCAAGCAAATCGGCAGCGGCCCCCCATCCGCTTTTCATCGTTCCAACGTTCGCGGTTTTCCTGACTGACAAGGCAAAAAAAACAGCGGCGTCCACTACGTAGCGGTTGGAATAAACCTCTTTGGACTCTCTGAATTGCTGCGTTTTTTGATACGCTAGCTTTTCTGCTTTGGTTCCAAATCTGTTTGACGTGTAGCCGAGTCGCTTGGAAAAAAAGTGATTGCCTTGTCCAAGCCCTTTTACCCTGCCGTTTTCTCTGTGCTGCTCATGTATTCTTTCAAGCTCAGAGACTCCCGCATTCAGCTTCATTTTGTTGTGGTCCGCATAAAAAACATACCCGTTTTTAGTAACCCACAATTTGACGGCTCCATCCTTGCGCATTGCTCCAGAGGAAGCCGACGCCGCGTCGCGTTTGTTAATTGGGAAAAACACGCTCTTCAAATCGCTGGCAACCGCCTTCACGCCTTGCTGGTATGTATATGGCGGAGTGCGTCTCTGCAATTCTCTGACCAATGCCGCCGCCTCAAATTTCACAACCTTGCCCGCATCGCCAATAAACGCGGCCATGCGGTTCAGCGAATCCGTAAACCGGGCGTCGTCAAATTGAAGCGGAGCGTTCACTAGTTGACCTTGGTAAGCTGGTAGGTCGTCAGAATTCCATTGGCCGAATCTTCCCGACGAAGCACGCGGTAATTCACGCTTGCCACTGTGACTTTATCGTTAACAGCCGGAGCGGTTGTCCAATCTGAAATCACGCTCACAAGCTCCAAGTCGAAGTTTGACATGTAGCCGGCGTCGCCCATGCCAAGCTCTTTGCTTTGGCGATTCAACAGGCACGTCCGCGTTGCCGCGCCAAAGGTTACGCTGACGCCGATGTCGTCTTTGATGGCGTCAACGTCGGCGTCCATCTCTGTGGCTAGACTCATGCCGGGACGGTTTCACATGCGGCCAATAGTTTCAAGGCGGCGGGGCTTCGGTGGTCTTAGAACTGTGATGATATTCGTGCAACACTCTGGGAATGTGAACCTCAACAAGGTTTTTGGCAGCGCATAGCGGGGCGGCAAAGGCCCAGTCCTCGCCGTAGTTTGACGCTGGGAATGCGGACTGAATAGCCAGCGTGCGACGCCATGCGCAGACGTGCCAAGCGTTTCGGCGAGTTATCCCGCCCGCGTTAAACGGTTCATTCGGATTGCCAAGCTTGAATTCAATCTCGCTGGATAGCGCGTCAACGTAGGCACGCTGACGGAATGTTATGACGTCGGGGCTATCCTTGGACGCGAGCAGGATTTGATGCACGTAACTTGGCGCAATCCAGTCGTCATCATCCACGAATGCGACGTATTTGCCACGCGCCATGCGCAAGAGATTGTCTCGCTTCTGTCCTACGGTGCGCTTTTTGTTGTCGCAGAAAATCAGGTGTTCAACGTCGGGCGCGAACGATTCGTGACACTGTCGTGCGACTTCATCCGATAGCTTTTGCAGTTGCGCAAAGCGCGAAGGAACTGCGGGTGTGAGTATTGAGAGAATCATGGTTTGCGATACATCCAGACGGGGAGATAGAACTCGGCATTTGGAAGCAATTCCTTGACCGCTCTTTGAACGCCGGGCGATTGCGCATCATGGCCAGCCAAAATGCCGCCGCTTTTAATCTTTGGCAGCCATGCGGCAATGTCGCGCTTCACACTCTCGTAGTCATGCGCCGCGTCAATATAGGCGAACGTCACGCTTTCAGTATTGAAGCCGGCAGCCGACGCCGCTGAATCTGCTTCCAAGATTCGCACCCGTTCGCACCCGCAGCGAACCAGGTTTGACGAAAGCTCCTCGCGCTTTGCGTCTTTGAAGCTATCCACGGCCCAAAGCGCGACTCCGTGCTTGCCCTGACGCGCTAGCCGTTGCGCTAGGTAAGCGATGGAGCGGCCTTTGTAGCTGCCCACTTCTACGGCAATGTCGTTGCCGCCGAGCGCGTCCGCCACTTCCTTGTAGAAGTGATAATAGTCGAACCAGCCCTCACACGTTGACCAATCATTGCTTTGGCAAAGCCGGTCATAAACGGCCTTGCCCTCGGCGTAACGGTGTGGAGCATTCTGAGCGGAGTGCGTCGCGTCCATCGCTTCGCCGGTGAAAATGGGGTGCTGGTGCATGAATTCAATGTGACGCGCCTGAATGACTGCGCCGCGGTCATAGGCTTGTTTCGTGAACCAGTTGTCCGAATAGACGCCAGTGAAATCGGGATGAAACAGGAACTTGTCATTGACCGTGTAAGCCTTCGTGCAAATTGCCATGCACAAGAGGTCGTCTTTGCGATGCCCGTCAGAGATTGCCAGCACGGCAGGCTTGTGCGTGTCGCCAATGGCGTTCAGGATTTGAGTGTCCCACCCCCGCGACGGCAGCCAGTCGTCAGAGAGTTGGACCAAGACTTCGCCAAGCGCAAGGTTGGCCGCTGCGTTCCAAGCCGCAACACAACCGCCCCCCGGCGGCAGCTTGGTGTGATGGAAACGCTCAAGCGGTGCGCTCTCGGCGTCGTCCGAGTCAAAGGCAAATATGTGTTCAATCTGCTCAGGATGTTCGGCCATGTCATACCATGCCTTGCGAGCCATTACGGCACGCTGCGGACGGCCACGAGTGGCGTGGAGTAACGAGATTTTGCAACCGCCCGCCTTGATATAGTTGGCAATCCGCAGCCGGTTCGCGTCCACTTCCGCGCCGTTCATACGTAAAGCCTGCTGGTAAATGTCGTCGCCAAGCCAGCCATAGAAGCCGTGCCGGTGGTTCCATTCGGTTTTCTGAGGCATTGGCGTTGCTCGCATTTGCTGCGCATACGCCATAGCCAAATCGCGCCGGCCATAATCAAGCGCATTGCCAGACAATGCGCCGAGAGCCTCGCGCCTTGCGGGGTCGCAACGGTAAGCCTCGTGTAGAAAGATTTCTTTTTCCGCTGGCTTTTGCGCAACGCCGGCAATGTTCATTAACATTTCATACTTTTCTGCCTTGCCGAGTGCAGGGTCTTTGAACGCACGCAGTGCCACGTCAACCGCGCCTTGCTTGTCACCGATGCCCATCAATTCGCCGTGCAAATGGTAAAGCAAGCCGGGATGCATTTCTTCATCGGGAATGCTTTTCAGGATTCGCAAGTTGCGCTCGTTGCTGCCCGTCTTGTCGTGACGCGGCGAGTGGACAATCACAACGCCGTCGTCCTGTGCGCCGTTGACTGGTTCCACATTGAACCGAAAACACTCATGCACAGGATAATGCCAATGGCCAGAATCCCGCAGGATAAGCCGCTCGCGTGGCACACTGACGCCTAGGCCAAGAATCTTGTATGGGAAGATATAAGCCGCATACTTGGCTTCCCGTGCGTGCTGCCTCACAAGCTCCGCGCCGCTTTCCAGAATGTCGTCAGTGTCGCACCAGAAGGCATAGTCATACTTGGCGAGGTCAAAGGACATTTGCCGCGCTGCCGCAAAGCTGTCCACGTGAGGCCAGTCAGCGTGTTCCGGCTTGTTCTTGTAGTCAGCAAATACCAAAGGCTTGCCAAGCTCTTTGCAAACGCGCATGGCAATATCCTGCGTGGCGTCGGGCTTTGCGTTTCCAATGGCGCGAACGACAACAATCTCATCTCCGATAGCGGCGAATGAGCGGAGGCATCGTTCAATGTATTCCTGAACGTTTCCAACGATAAGGCAGAGGCTAATCATAGTAAAAGAAAACCCCCGACAGGGTGCGGCCTGCCGGGGGAAGCTAGCTTTTTGAAAAGCTAACCGATGGGCCGCACTCCATCGGTTTGCTAGTTGGTTTGGTTAGAGTTAGTCAGTGCGCTTGATGACGCGAGCACCCGTGGACAGGCCGCGAGCGTAACCATAGTTACACTCCATGCTGATGTAACGCTGTCCCGTGTTCGGGTCGTAGTGTTTGCGGAGGCCGAAGGTCAAACCCGTCTCCGGGTCGGTGACGGCCTGCGCAACCTCGTAAGCGGACGGGTCTTGCGGCTGGAGGTAACGCATCGCAACTGCGATGGCGTTCGGATGGGCGGCAAGGGCCATGACGGACGCGCCGGACGGGAACAGGTTGTTCAGCTCGTAGAAGTCAAACCCGAGCGCACGCATAACCTTGCCCTCCTGAAGGACGCCGGTATCGCGGAACATCTGCGCCTGCACGAAGTTCGTGACGCCGAGAAGCGCATCATAAGGCGTGCAATCAATCAGCATCGAGCGCGGCTCCTGAGGCACGTCGTTCTGATTCAGGTCAAGCCGTGCCTTGCGGAGCTGCGGCACGTCAAGAGCGGTGCTGGCTACGGCAGTGGCGAGCGAGAAGTTCGCCGTAGTGCAAAGGCTCAGAATGTCCTGAAGGACAAGCAAGCCAAGGGCCGCGCCCTGCTGACGCCCGAAAGATTCCAGCGAGGCGGAAGACGAATTCCACGCGGAAATGTCGTCTTGGCCGACGGTGATAATCTTGTGCGCCGTGAGGTTGATGGTAACAACCGTCTTGGTGCCCGAGCAGGTCGCGTAGCTGCCGTTGAACGTGGTGGCAGTCAGCGAGCTGACAAGAGGCACAAGCACCTGTGCGCCCTTGCGGTCAGGAGACGCGCTGAAGTTAGTGCTGAATGCGCGAAGCGGGGCGAGAACCTTCGTGAAGGTTTCCAGCGCGGCTTGGCTGATAATCTCGTCGTCGAGGTTAGTGTATGTGGCCATGATGGTTACTGGTTTGCTGGTTTACTTGCCGCGCTTCTGCGCGTCAAATTGGGCGCGAATCGCAGCGCGATTTTCGCGGAAAATGAGAACCCGCTTGATGGGGTCTTTCTCTGCCTTCAACTTCTCGCTCCAATCAGAGCCGGCAGGATTGCCAGCCGTAGGAGTGACGGGCGCGGGCGTCGCACCGATGGACGCCACAATCGCGGCAGCCTTGGAAGCGGACTGCGTTTCAACACTGGCGGCAACCTTGGCCTTCTCGGCTTCAAGCGCCGCAACCTTCGCGGCGAGCTCGTCGCGTTCTTTGGTCAAAGCGACATTTGACGCAACCGTAGCGTCGTATTTCTGGTTAAGCTCAGCAAGCGCGTTGCCGGCGTTGGTGGCAATCTGCGCGTTTTGGTCGCTCTCGGAAGCGAGTCGCGCAACTTCGGCTTTGAGTTGGTTTAGTTCTTGGAGCGCAGTCATATTGTTGAACGCATTTGCAAGCTTGTCTCTTAGCTAGTCAAGACTGCCGATAACTTTTTTCGCCTCTGCCATATCGCGCACCATACCGTCAACGAGTTTGACGCCGGCACTTTGATAGCCCATGAAAGACTGGCCTTGCATTGTGTCATCTTCCACTCCGGGGCGGTTCTCAGTCACATACGCTTTGAACAATGCGGCCAGCGAGTCAACTTTCGCTTGCACCTCGGCGGCTTGTGCTTCGCTCAGTGACGTGCCGGGAACTCCCGCGCCTTTGAATTTACCAGAGCGGAACACGCTCACAACGATGCCCATGGCCTTGGCCATTGCGCTAATATCTTGGTGCGCAACGTAAACTCCGATGCTGCCAACCTCCGCGCTTGGCGTGGCAAGAATTGCGCGGCTTGGAGCGGCAATCCAATACGCAGCCGAGCAGCAAAGGCCGGCGGTGTAAGAATAAAGCGGCTTGTTCGCGGCAACCTCTTTCACGAATGACGCAAGCTCAGGCGTGCCCGTAACCGTTCCGCCCGGCGAATCAATGTTGAGGATGATTGATTTGACCGCAGGATTCGTCGCCGCGTCTTCCAGCTTTTCGCGGATGGACTCCGGCCGCGCATAGCCAAGCAATTCGGCGAACTTTGGCAGGCCGGCAACAATCGGTCCGGCAACGTCAATGACAGCCACGCCGTTTTCGTCAACGTCCAGCGGGTCATCGTCTTCCTCATCCTCGCCAAGCAACATCTCCAAGATGCCGGCTTGGTGTGCCTTGAATTCCTCAAGCTTGGCGAACCATCGGCGCGGTTCAATGAGTAGCAGTTCCTGAGTTTCGAGAATTGATTTCATTGCGTTTGAGTGGTTGCAATCATGGCCTCGGAAGTCATGGAGGCGGAGCTTGAATTCGATTCGCGCAGCAGCGAAAGAGCGAGCGAGAATTCAATGCCATTTTCGGCGGAAATCTCTTTGGCAGCCTTAACAATGTCGCCGGCCTCGCGTTGACGCTGCGCTATCACTTCCTCGTAATACGTTCCGCGCCGCGCAGAAACGTCTTTCAACGTAGTAAAGCCAAGCTTGTATTCCTCGCGGTCCACTTGCGACGAATAGCCCTTGTCCGCCGTCATTTCCTCGGGCGTCTGGTGCGAGATTTTCCACCAGTCCACATTCGCAGGAAGCTCGCCTGACTTGATGGCCTTTGCCAACCGCCAAGCGTCAATGCGCGTGGCAATCTTTGAAGCCATGTCTTGGTAGTCTTCAATGGTGCGCTGCGCAACCTCCATCATCATTCGCAGCGACGCGCCGCCAATCTTGGAGCT